TAAAATCTGAACGAAGCCCAGTAGCAGCTTCTTCAAGTGCATCGTTGCCGGCGGTTGTCTTGGCGATCTTAAATTCTGCTGTGATTCCTTCTTCATCTTGCTCATATGAAACTAATTTTCCAAGTGGGCGAGTGGTGTCATGCTGGAGAACCAACTTAGTGTTCTTAGCCATTGTGATTGAATCTGGCTCAAACATTGTGCGGCCTGCTGAGGTATTGCCTTCAGCATTCCAAGTAACGATGCGACCTGCGATGATTCGAGATTCTGCATCTGCTGCTGTGATAGCAACTGGCATAGTTATCTTCATTAGCTTCTCTCCTTATTGTCGATCAGATCTTCTTCTTCTCTAATCTGCTCAACGCTCATTGCGCCGATACGATTTAAGATTTCATAAACTTGAGCGCGTTGTAATGCATCTGAGCGCAAGAATTCATCGAGTGAGAAACGAATCTCACCAGTTGAAGGGCAAAAGTCCGGCATTGAAAGGCGCTGCTCGATACTCGCAAGGATCGGTTTCATCGAGAAGTCGATTAGGGAACGTCGTTCCGAAACGCTGTTTGAGTAAGTCATGCTGGTTGTTTCAGCGCTGACGAAATATGAAGGAAGGTTGCAAGCGCGGGCCAATTCCAGAGCGACATATTGGCGAGCCTCATTTAGCTGCAGTTTGGCTGGATCGATGCCCAACGCTTGCAATTCAACATCCGCATTTAGAAATGCGGTTGATTTAGTAAGGCGAGCAGTTCTCCAGGATTCGAGAAGTTTAGAAATACGTTCTGCTGGGAGATTAGTTCCGTTGGACTTTAGAACTTGCAAAGGTACTGGTTCTTTAGCAAAAGTTTCAGCAGCTTGTTCTAGCGCGTGTGCAGCCCGGATTGTGCGACCTGCGCGATTAAGTAACCCTTCATCAAGTCCGTAAAATACGACTAGCGAACCTACGCCATTAGTAGGAACTACTGAACCGTCTACTTGATAGCCTACGATTTCAGTTTGATTGCTGTTTAATTTTACTGTTACGCGATCTGGTGCAACGCGAGTCCAAGCACGAACTCTTCCTGTCTCCCCATATTGCTCTAAAACCTGACCATACCCAACCCCGTGGAACAGTAAATCTTCTGCAAGCCATGCATAAATTGCTGAACCTGGAACGCGTGGATCTGGTTGATTAATTACTCCTGGAGTGGCCATGTGTGAGCCATCAAGTTTTGAGTATTGCTCTAATGGCAAAGCAGCAAGTGTTGAACAGATTATATTTCTGGCACGAGCGATCGTCGGAACGGCCATTGCTTGCTGACGTGATGCTACGGATTGGGTGAATACGAAAGGATTAAAAGAAGCTGTGTTATTGAAAGGTGCAGGAGTTGAAGCGGCATCGACTGTTACTTCGATTGCAGGCTTTGGCGTTGTAAATAAGTCCCTGATTCCCATTGGACATATTATACGCTATTGCCTAGACATTACCCTATTTGAATGTCTACTTCAGATTCTCCGCGTGTTGCAAAGTGAGTCACCATTGCTGAAGCAACTGCGCCGCAAACTATTCCAGATGCTTTGCGACCCATTACCCATCCGCCATCGCCTCGAGTCAATTTAACGGCCGATAAAACCTGCTTAGTTAATTCTTCTTGATCGGCATGAGCTAGTCGCATCGATGAAACGGCCGAAACGAATTCATCGCAAGATTGCTGATATTCCTGGCTATTGACTTCGTGGATTGGGATTCCTGCTGGAGCCAATCGAGCCGCAACTGCTGAAGCGGTGGATTTTGAGTAAGCAACGGCATTAACTGGGAATTTGCGAACCCAATAAGCAATATCATTAGCCATTTCAAGATCATCAAGGTTGACCGGGTTAAACCAAGTGTGAAGCAGGCTAACCATAAACCGATTGCCGTCGATCCTTTGACCTGCGACAAGCGAAGCGTGTTTCCTGTCTGGGCTTAGATCAATCGCCATCCAAGTATCTTTTTCAACATCAAGTTCTGGCAAATTATCGGCCTTGCATTTCTTCCATTCGGCTTCTGATATAACGGGATTGATCATCGAAACGAATTGGCAAAGGATTTCAGTCCTAAAGATATCCTCGCGATCCGAAAGGCTATCTTTGATATTGTCCTCGTGAACTGTGTGGCCTAGCGATGGATTGCTCTGATACCAGGCTTCTTTATCGGTGATCTCGGCTCCTGGCTCGGCGCTCCATTCAAACCAGCCAATAGAATCATCGGCTCCTTCACTAGCTGCTAAACCTCGCTCCCTAAATTTATGCAGTAGAACTGAATTAGCATGGCCAGCATTCGAATAGACATAGGCTTGAGGATTTGAGTTAGACATTTGAGTAAATCGCATCGAACTCCAAACATCTTCGGTGTCGAACTCTCGCAACTCGTCAATATGGATTACATCTGGAGAAGCAATACCTCGAGCGGCTGAGTTGCCTGCTCTGATTAAATACCGGGCTTTATTCTTAAACCTGATTTCCTGCGATCCTTTAGATTCATACTTCTTGGCGAAGTTATCAAGCAACATTTGAGAGTTATCGATTATCTCGCCTACCTTAAAAAAGATTTCGCTCGATGTAGTTAACTTGTGAGCGGTTGCAAGGTGCATCTTTTCGCCCAGAACATAGATCCCAAAAAGAATTCGAAGCGCCATGAATGTAGATTTACCCTGTTGGCGCGGCAACATGATTCCAATTAGCGGATGCGCCCAGCGATTATCTGGCTTATAGCGCAAGCAATCTCGAGCCAATAATTCCTGCCAAGGAAGCAAGGGCATTCCAATATCTTTGCAAAACTCGATCATTTCATCGCCGCGAGTAGGTAAATCCAATGGCTTTGAGCGGATTCTAGGCGTTTGTGAGCCATATCTGACTTCTGTTACCCCTACCTCAACCGATTGCAGCCCTTCTGAGCCTTCTTCAGCCGTCATAACTAGTCCTGATCCGATTCGAGCCGATAGTGGCTGTTTGAGTCGTTTTTGGGGTAAAAAGAAACAGGAAGGGTCGGGGGTGTCTTTGCCCTATCAAAAAACCTACCCCCCTTAGATGAATTGCAACTAGAACATAATACTTCCAAGTTAGAAGGATTATCATCGCCGCCTAGTCTGCGTGGCACTATATGGTCAACGCTTAGGCGCTCTTCTGTTCCACAACGCTGGCAACATCCATCTCTTTGAATGATCGATTGCCTTAATTTACGCCAAGCATTCGTAGATCCTTTATCACTTAACTTACTCATTGCCAGCCTTTAGTCTTTAGATGATGTAGTGCTTTGCAATAGTCCGGGATCTCATTGTCTAATCCATAACGCTTTGAAACATAGTACCAATAGATATAGAACTGGTAATCGTATGGCTTGTTCTTCATTGACTCAGTACGCATTTGATAATAACCATGATGAGATCCATTAACTGCTAATCGATTCCATCGACTCTCTCGATAGACAATCTCGTTATGACATTGATATTGCTTATCAGTTAGCTGCTTATTTGCTAAGACTTTTAATGGCACTATTGAAGCCTCTGATCTATCAATGTTTGCAATAGATAGAGATAGCCCAATAACAACGGCTAACCCTCGCGCTACGCCTTTCAGGCGCGAGTTGAAGCCTTGATGGCTTCTAGCCGATAGTGTACCGACACGACCAAGCACATCCGCATAAGTCCTGCTCAGATCGCGTGTCATTTTAGGAACAACACCCAATGCGTACCCATGCGCTTTCCTGATGGATGCCCTAATACTGGCTTCTCATCAGTTAACGCCAATATATCTTTTAACGGAATCGATACTTCATTCCATTTAAAGATTAAAGTTCCATTGGGTTTAAGCACCCTAAAACATTCTTTGAAGCCTTGGGCTATATCCTCGCGCCATGTCTGGCTATCCAACACCCCATACTTTTTACGCATCCAGGATTTCTCGCTTAGCTTCAGCATATGAGGTGGATCGAATACTACGCATTGAAATGAAGCATCTTCATACGGTATAGACCTAAAGTCCATGATCTGATCGGGCTTAATCTTGATGGTTTGGCCATTGCATAATAGGTGAGTTTCATCCTCGCGGATATCACCGAATATAACCCGGGCATCTGTCTTATCGAAGTAAAAGGATCTCATAGATGATGCTGGATCTAGTATTGGTTTTAACCCCATTGCATTGCCATCGCTTTCGCTATGCCAGGGAATGTCTTACTGCGTACCTTAGAACGCTCCTCTGGGCTTAATTTCCAAGCATCTGCATACCATTTAGGCATCTTAACTCCGCTCGCATAAGTAATTGATTCACCTGGATCAACGATATTAGTTGGTTTTAACTTAGGCAGACCTTTCAGCCATAAGCAAGTTCTTTTGTTAAACGAATCGCCGAACTGCCAAGGTTGAATAATCTGATCTGGCTTGCGCCATTCAGTAGACATGATTCCGACAGGGTTTTCTATTGCAATCTTTGGGCAATCTGAAGCAGCTAGAGCCATAAAGAAGTCAATGGCATCCTGCTGCCTACCGTCTGCTCTTTTGGCTTCGAACCAAGCAGCGCCAGAAGATGCAAGATGGGTACATGGTGGAAAAGCAATTATTAGATCCCAACCCTTATTCCTAAGCGGAATTACATCGCCTTGAATATGCCATTCTGGATGATCGCCTGAAGTCTCATAAAGATCACACGAATAAGCCTCATGGCCTAAAGCCCTAAATTCTTTGGTTACTGCTTGGCTTTCTTCACACGCTAATAAGACTCTCATCTGTTATCCGTACTGTAAAAGCCCGGGCCTTTAAAGGCAACGCCAACCGATGAATAAACTTTACGCATATTGCTATGGCAAAAGGGACATTCAAGATCATGGGGTTCAGTAACACTAAGCCACTTCTCTACTCTAGCATTGCATTCGCAATTTTCGTTATCACATTCGAACTCATATATCGGCATCAATCATCCTCACATGATAAGCAATGAGATCGCGATAAAACATAAGCGCCGCAACCCTTGCATTTAGATATATCAACATCGGTGTAAAGATCTTTGCGGCCTTCGAACCCGGCGGCTTTCAGTAACTCCACCAGATCGCCTAGGCGGAGCATGGCAACATAATCCTCAGCATGTTCACCTTGTCCATTAAGCCTAAAGCAAGCGAACCCCAATAAGCCGCTCTTGGCTGTCCTAGTTTCGATCTGGCGGAGTGTCCCTGATACGTCGAGTCCTGTACGCGCTTTAACCTCGCAATCGAACGGAACATTGAGGATATCGCGGCCATTACCTCGACCAACTGAAGCGCCTTCCCACGTGCGCCTCAGAAACTCTGCTACTACTCTTTCGGTTCTAAAACCTCGATGCTTACGGCTTTGAGACATTGACCGCATGACATTTCTTGCATGACCAGGTAATTGCTTGGCCTTGAATCCAGAACGCTAACTCTTCTTTAGGTACTGGCTCGTTGCATAGATGGCAGATAATTCTGACCTGTAAAGCGTTAATAAGTTCTTGCTGCTTCGCTCTCTCAGCTAAAACATCATCAGGTGGAAAGTTCTCCCATTCTCCATCTTGATTCATGAATTGTAGGCTGCTCATTAACCTCTCGCCTTCTGCTTAACCCATTTACCGTCTTTGTTGATTTCCAACCAGACAGGTTCGCACTTCTCTAAGAATCCGCCTGCTGGGTTCTGGCATCTAAACTGCGCCCATGGCTTGTTATTCTTCTTGGACACACCTTCGCTAAAAGCCATTACTCCATGCTGACAGGTTGGAATATCATCATCGATCTTTGATCCGCCAAGAGTTTCGGCAATTAAAGCAACCGCTTCAGCAGCGCTAGGCGTAGGTGCAACGGCCTTTACTGACCAAGGATCATCCTCGACCGGCATTGTTATTTTATCCGCTAACTTTTCAGCAAATGGTTTTGGCTGCCCCTGATTGACTTTTGCCATTTCTTCACGACTAGGGCGTTTGCCTTTCGAAGCATAATTTGCGTTAGCCAATGCACGACCAATCGCACTCGTCTCGCAATTCTCAAGCGCCGAAGTAGAATTAACTCCTCGCGTGCTGACGGTTTCCTCTGCATAGCCAGTTGTCCAAGGCTGTGCATCCACTTCAGTTCGATAGATAGCAGCCTGAACAATAAAGCGCTGCAAGGTATGCTCAACGAGCGTAGTATAAATTCGACCATCTGGATGTTCCTTCCAAAACTTGGCTAGGCGTTCTTCTACTGTTTCGTAATCTTCGAGATTAAACATAGAGTTGATTCTCCTCTAATTTGAGTTGGCCAGAGATCGCCATGTAAGCCGCTCCATCGATGTAGTTATCGACTTTTCCAGTTTCCATTGATCTTGCGACTTTGACCAGCGCCAGACACATTGCAACTTGGTGAGGCTCAACTGGCATTTCAAGGTATGCAGCCCATAGGGATGCGGTTCGGGACATATTGTCCGATGGATGGCCGTAGTCAAGACCACGATCCTGGATGATGGCTCTAGCTTCTGTAAGGTAATCATTTGCTTTCATACTCTTACCTTATCTTGCTGATCGTAAAACTTGCGCATTGCCCGGCGGCCTTCTTTGTAACCAGTATCAACGCCCATTGAGTAAAAGAAAACAATCGTCAATGCCCATAAAGTAAGCATTATTCCGATTTCATAGATATTCATATTGCTCCCGATCCGCCAGAGTTTCTGGCTTCTTGGGATAATCGTCTCATTCGCTTATGACTTTATTTGGGATCTTTTGATAACGAAACGGTAACAATTCGCCTTCGTCCATCGCATCATCGATGGTTCGCTTTACATCGTTATCTAGATCGTCCATAACGCCTGCCATGAACCTGGAATGTCCCATCCTTTTCGATGTAAATCAAGTCAACCTGAACATTCTTGCCATTCTCGGTGACGATGGCGAAGGCCTGCTGCCAATTAGGTGTGGAGACGTATTTGGCGGCTTTTAGATCCATTGCATGTCCTACTTCAACTCCATGCAGAACACGCCTTAAAACACCGTTAGAAGCCTCAGAAGAGGCACTTCTGCCCGCTCTGTGCGTATGTCCCATAATTACGCTCTGGCCATGGCGTTTAGCCTGATTTAGCGCCGATAGTCCAGGATTCGGATTAAGGCTCCCTAGATCCCCATGAATGGCAATCCAGCCCTTAGCGATGGGCATTGGAGTTGACCAATACTTGACTCCCATTTCATCCAGTTTCATGAACTTCTCAAACTTCAACTCTGGCAAGGATAAGAACGCTGGGATCTTCTTCATGATTACTTTATACAATCGATCCGTATGATTGCTGCGCACCATATGGGCTTCCTTGGAATACTCGAAAAGCGACCAGAGAACATCAACTGTCCGATCGCGATCCTCAGCTAAAGTCTGCTCGTACCAGCCCGGTGTATTTTCTGTCCATCGGCTGATTTGTGGCAAGTCGATTTCATCTCCGATAGTAAGAACAGCATCGGGCCGAAACGCTTTAACAAATAAACTGAGATTGCGTACAACATGGGAATCTTCGTAGGGACATTGCAAGTCTGGAATGACTACGGTTCGCTTCATTAATCCTCATCGTCATCGTCATAGGGGATGCGGCCAGGTAGTTCGGGCAACCAGTTAGGGGTTGGCAGAATCGTTGCTGGGTAGGTTAAAGGCTCAAGCAAAATAGCCAATGCTAATTCAGGCGTGAACCCTGCTCTTCTTAGGGATTTGTAATACTCATTAAGCCCGATGCAATACTGATCGAGCATAGAGTAAGCCTCTAGATCGATAGCCTTCTTTCGCGCCATGGCTTTATTGTGACTTATCGCAGAGGATTTCGTAGATTTTATCAACGCGTGTCTCTAAACGAGTTACAGCATCTTTCATCGATGAACCGCTATTCGGCTTCAACTCCGCTAAATAGTGTTTGATCATAAAGTTGAGCATGGCAGTAACACCACCCAGAACCGTCACGATCGCTACTGCAAGTGCAGCATAATCCTGCGCTGTCATTTTTTAGGCGTGGCATATCCGAAGATGCCTGCAACTATTGAACCAAGGATCGCTCGGTAATCGAGTGCGAAGTTAGAAGTAGTTCCCCATACGGCCAAGAATGCTCCGATAGATACGATTGCTGGGTGCTTCATATTCATTTGCTTGCTCCTAGTAGTGGGATTTGAAAGAACGAACCATCTTGATCGCCTTTGATACTGAAAGATACATGGAGATGATGGCGGTGCTTATTGATGCCTGTATAAGTTCTCCAACGCCACGCACTTTTGGCGCTTGCGATCTTGCCATCGAAGATGATGTATGAGATGCGTTTATCAGACTTTGCCAGGA